GACCACGGCGATTACCTTGAGCAGAAGGCTGGCCGCACGATCAGCAAGAAGAATCTCAACTCGCTCACAGAAGCTGCCAATTCTATTGAGGTGGCGGCAGAAGCAATCAAGGCAGTGGTGGACACGGCTCGCACCGCTGAAATAGACGACGACGAGCCAGAACAAAACAAGTCCGAAACAGTGGAACCGGAAGTCCCGGTTTCTACTACGGAAAAAAAAGAAACCCTGAACGCAGAGCAGCGGGGCGCGGTTTCTCAGGCACTTAAGCAGCTAAGGAGTATTTCTAATGGCTGATGAGAAGGACGCAGCGGCGCACGTCGCCGATGCCCCGGTAGATTCAGACGTTGACAATCTGCTCCATGAGATTCGCGAAGTTCGCGGGTTCATGGGCGACAGGGTGAAGGAAGGCGTGGCCCCTCTCAAAGAGGAAGTCCAACGCATCACCGATATTGTTGGCGATCTTGAAAGGCAGATGAAAGACAGCAAGCGGGACAAGGCTTTGAAGCTGGATTACCGCAACGGCATCCGTGTACCAGAAGGCCGCTTCGCCGGTGCTGGTATCCCTGAACTCAATGCCTTCCTCGCCGGTAAGGGAATGTTCCATTCTGGCGACACCGTTCTTGCCGATGACCACCCCTGGTTCATCGAAGCCCAGGCAGCTAAGAAAGCCCTCCTGGATTCTTTCGGCTTTGAGCAGATTGACCAGTGGGAAGAAAACGCCATCCGTATGCGCGCCGAAGCAAAGGGACTCCCGATGGGACACCCTGCCGTTCAGCGTTACGCAGTTGGCGCACGATCGTGGGCAAACGCCATGCGGACAGAAGTTGCCAAGAAGAAAGCGATGGACTCAACCACCGCTGGCTCTGGTGACGAACTCGTCCCAACCTTTGAGGCCGCAAGCCTCTGGATGGACGTGAACCTGACCTCGGTGGTTCTCCCGGTGATGACCCAGGTTCCAATGCCGACTCAGCCATACGACTGGCCGACGCAGCTTGGCAACACGAACTGGTATCCCATCTCCGAGAACGTCGCGGCGACTACGACCGATGTTTCGACTGCGAAAGTGACCCTGAACGCAAAAGGTCTGAAGACAGGTGTGCCGTTCTCCGACGAACTCAGCGAGGATTCAATCGTCGCCTTCGCCAGCGAACTCCGCTCCAGCCTTGCCCGCAACGCAGCAGAAGTAATTGACGATGTTCTGTTGAACGCTGACCAGACTGCGACCAACGGCATCAACTCCGATGGTGCAACGATTGTGGCAACCGACCCTGGCAAGGCCCAGTGGTTGCTCGGATTCGACAGTCTGCGTCACGCCTTCCTGGTGGACAACACAGGGCAAGGCACAAACCACAACGCAGCGGTATCAGCCGCAGCGTACAACCTGGTTCTCGCCAAGATGGGCAAGTACGCAATCCGACCTTCGGAAACCGTATTCGTCACCGACGCGCAAACCCGGATTGCTTCATTGGCGATTGCCGAAGTTGAGACTGCTGACAGCAGCCGAACTTCAACACTGTCGTCTGGTGAATTGATGAGCCTTTACGCGACCCCGATCTTGGTATCTGAGCAGATGCGACTCACGGACGATGATGGAAAAGTCACCGACCCGGTTACCGCCGCCGCCAATACCGAGGGAACAATTCTTGGCTTCAATACCACCCAGTGGTACGTGGGCTTCCGACGAGGCATCACCTTTGAAACTGAGCGTGAAGCTGGCAAGGGCCAGACCACGATGTACGTCAGCTTCCGCATCGCACTCGTAGACCGCTCTGGCGATATTACGGCTGCAACGCACACCGCTGGCGCATACAACATCAGCAAACTCGCTGGGACATAAGCCTTAGCAGGTAAAAACTAAAAAGGCCGGGGCGCAATCCCCGGCCACCGAAAACTCAACCGTCACCTTATGAAATAGGAGCGGGCTGGATGGACGAACAGCGGGAATAAGCCGCTCGCTCAGTAGAGAGCATCCAGCGTTAGGAGAAAAATGGCTGCTAGAAATCACGACCGAACAGACCCGACCGGCGTAGTCGTAAAGCGACTTGCCCCGTCGGGCCAGGCAAACGCCTCGACTGCACAGGCGCAGCGCGGTGAGTATCAGGGCTGGAAGGTATGGGTTGGCGCAGCCGACCTGACCTCAACTGGCACAGGCAACCCGGCATTCATCAACCCCGAACCAGGAACCATCTGGGCGAAGGTGTCCTACATTGTTTCTGACACAGCGGGAACCGGAACGATTGACATTGGTACTGGCTCCGACGGTACTGGCGCAAATAACGCTTTCATGGATGGCGGCACGCTTACCGTTGGCTACCACTCACGATTCTCAGATCACGGTACGGTCGCAGCTTCGGCTGTGAAAGGTAACCTTGACCTCGGAATCCTGACAGTCGCTGGCAACGGTACGTCTGGTGACAGCGTAATCATGCAAGCAATCGACACAACGACTTCATCGATGGGTGGCCTCAACCTGGTCGTTGAATACATCGACATTGTGACTGGCTAATCAGGCCAGTGACGGGAGACAGACGATGGCAAGAGTGTTTGGCTACGAAGCGCATGAGTATCGGCATCAGGCGCGGAAACACAAGATAGAAAAGGGCGCGGTGGTTGACCTTGACGACGGTCTAGCGTTGAGGCTGACCACCGCACACCCTGACAAGTTGATGCTGCTTGGCGACGACGAGCAGCCACCGAATATCGGCCAGGAATATGCCACCACCATGAAGGTCACACCCGACATGGACAGGCGCATGGTTCCAGGGCGACTGAGTCGGCAGAAACAAGAACTTCTCCGCAAGGCAAAGCGTGAAGGCCGCTACAAAGCAGCCCTGACGATAACGAGGTAATTATGTTCCTTCATCTTGGCGCGACCGCAACTGCTGGAACTGCATCGGCGTTCGCCAGCGGAACGCATGAATTCGTCACTTCATACATCATCACGGCGCGTGTTGGTAATTCGTCTGCGGTATACATTGGCAATAGTGGCGTGAGCGCAACGGCGATGCCGTGGCAACCTGGTGACATTCAGACGTGGTCTGCCAATGATAAGAAGCCATATCTTTCATTCGGCGATTTCTATATTGATACTGCTGTCTCTGGCGATGGCATAGACGCAGCGTTTGGAACGTCCTGATGGTTCTCACGCAGAGAGCGAACCCACGTGCGCTCAACGGGCTTCCGCTCTGGACTGACGTAGACAAAGACACCTACATCGTTTCTGGCACTGACGACGAGATTCAGTTCTTCGCTGGCGGTGCTGAGATCGTAGAGTTTGATGCTGCTGCAAACGCTGGAAAAGGTGAGGTCGGCCTTGGATACACGGCGAATCCTGATGGGAACAACCGGGCGTGGTTGAAGGTATACCCGCCAGCCATCTCCACGGCTTCGGGCAAGGCTACCTCATGGATGAGCATCCAGCCCGACTACGCTATGACAATGGCCGGGACTGTTCCGTTTGTCGCAACGCTCCAGTTGGAAGAACCGAACATTACAGAGCCAGATGGGTCAAATGTTGTTTCGGTAGCTGCCACGCTCTACATCAAAGATGCACCGACTGAGGCTCCAGCAGGTAAAAATAGTGGCATCCACATGGAAACTGGAGCGTTCTATGCTAGTGATGGGCATGGTAGTGATGGTGAACAGCTAACATCCGGTGGGAATGATGCTGCTCTGGATTGGGCTGCTGCCAGTTGTGTGCGGAGTTCTAAAACTGCCATCGTGGAACGGGATAATAACGATGAAGTTCTTGCGACACTGGTGAACACGCCAGTCCACGACTTCAAATATAAAAACGACCGATCACTTTCCAGCACCGGAGACTACGATACCGACTATGTTGGCATCATGGCTGACGAGGCTCCGTGGGCGATGCACCACAGCGGACGCATCCTGAATCCGATCAACACATTCGGCTACACAATCCAAGCATTCAAGGCTCTGGAGAAACGCATACAAGAGTTGGAGTCTAGTAATGGCAACTAACGCACAGATGAAAACGGCACTTGGGATTACAGACAGCCAGATCACAAAGGCTCTCGCATACCTTGACCGGGTATCCCCAAAAGTTGATGGCTCAGGCGATGCACGGGCGAACGCTATAAACGATTTTCGTGACCACATCGTTTCACATTACAGTGGCATCATCAGCGCAGATTTGAAGCAACAAGCATCTGCTCCTGCCTGGGACTAGGGAGAACAATAGCTTGAGTGAAATCGAGGTCAATGCCGAAGATTTACAGGCCGTCATAATGGAGTTACAGGCAGAGAATTCCAACCTGCGACTTATGAAGTCTGCGCTGCTTCGCAAGATCAAAGAACAGGCTCTCGATGCACAACTCGATGAGGTTGAGAAGGTTGTTCTCCTTGAAAAGGAATCATAATTGGCAACGATCACCATCTCGATTCAGGAGAATGGGGCCAATGTAGGCTCCGGTTGGCTGCTCGTCTATGGCGACAGCGGAACGGGCGTGCGAGAAACGTCTAACGCAGGGACTATCGTATTCACTGGCGTGGGTGCGACCCACAAGATGAGCATGGCGTTTAATATCGTTGATGCTGCTGGCGCACTCCGCATGGGCGGCGCAGGGCTGTACCTGGCAGCAGGAGGCTCTTACGAGTTGAACGCATGAACTCTTACGCGTCGGTAGATGAATTCCGGGGAACCTACGTTCTCAACGTCAATGCAACTGGCTCTGCTAACGTCCAGCGGTTTCGTGAACTGCTGGAAGGTGTAAGCCGTGAAGTCGATAAAATTACGAAGCGGCATTTCTACTCAGTAAGCGATACGCGCTACTTTGATGGCCCAGGTAATGGGACGCTGTTCGTTGGTGATGTGGTGTCCATCCCCGCCAGCGGCCTCAAAGAGTCGGACAATATGGACGGTACGTTCGATGTGGTGTGGGGCAACGTTGGAACCGATTATTTCTACGCGCCATATAACGCCAACCCAACGTCTACCTTCGGGGATGCGCGCCCATACATGCGCCTGGAAATAAGCCAGCACAGCAACGGCACGCAGGACAGCTTTGATAAGGGTCAGCGCAACTATGAGATCACCGGGACGTGGGGCTTCTCTCATGCCACGAATACACAAGCTGCCACGGCCTCTGCGTCGTTTAGTGCCTCGACCACGACCATTACATACGCAGGGGCGGGGCCGCAGATTGGCTGGACGCTTCTCAATGGTGTTGAGCAGATGTATGTGGAATCAACATCAGGCACGACAGTCGTACTCAGGCGTGGCGTAAATGGCTCCACGGCCACGGTAATCGCTTCGGGGTCTATATTCAGCCGCCGTGAATATCCCTCGCCTGTGCGTGAGGCTGTGCTGATTCAGGCGGGGCGATTATTCCGACGTGCCAAAGGTGGCTTCGGTCAGGAGATGGGATTACCCGAAGCTGGTGAACTCGTACCCATGATTCCCAACGGGATAGACAGCGACGTTAGACAGATGCTCGGCCCGTTCAAGCGAAGGTACATGGGCAAATGACCACCGGCTCGTCGGGCGTATCAATAGAACTCATCGGGATGAAGGAACTCTTGCGTGATTTGAAAGACCCCAAATTCGCTACGAGGGCAGCGGTGCGCGCGCTGGATAAGGCGGCGGCTAAGACGATGGAACTCGCCGTGAAACGTGCGCCACGCGACAGGGGGCATTTACAAGACAGCATCACGATAGATCGCCGTGGTGAATTCGCCCGCGCTGTTGGTTCAGGCCAGCCCTACGCCAAGCCGGTTGAGTTTGGTAGTCGCCCACACTGGCCTCCTATATCAGCGTTGCAACCCTGGGCGCGTCGGCATGGATTTCCTGCCGGTCGCAAGGGGGCCATGATTGTCGGCGCGGCGATAGCCCGTGGTGGCGGTAAGGCTGAGAGCGGTCAGCCCTTCTTGAACCCTGCGCTGGACGATGTTGAGAACAATGAGTGGCCTCGCATTCGGCGCGAGTTTTGGGAAGAAATGGCACAGGCGTTCAAGAAGGGTGGCACTCGATGACCACCACGACCGATGTGTATACAGGGCTGAAAACTGCCCTTGAAAACGGCATCTCCGATCTGCGGATATACCCGCGCCAGCCTGATGTAATAAACGAGTTACCAGGCGGGATGCTCGTACCGGCTACGGCCAACCCGAATATCACCTTCGGCGGCACGACCACCGTGTATACGGTTGACCTGATTATCTACGTGGCTTCTGCTGATACCGAGGAGGCGTGGGAGAAGGCGCAAAACTATTTCGACAACAGCGGGGGCAATAGTGTTGACGCTGCTATTGCGGCAGACAGTACGCTTGGTGGCGCAGTACAAGGTGCGTTCGTGCGTCAAGGTCAGACCGCAACCCGTGGCGTTGTTGGTGCTGGTGATTTTGCCGTAGCTGAATTCACTATCGAGTATGTGAGGTAGAACGTGGCTGATCTAAATATTCTCAAAGGTGGCAATCCTGCTGTCTATGCCCACGGCGCAAATCTTGGGCAGGACGGTCGTGCAGGTCATCCAAACCTGTCGAAAGATACCGTGGATGCAGTCACGTTCAACGATGGTGGCCATTCTAACAAGCATGGACTGGAAAGCGTATCGTTCGATTGGACAGGGCTGTACACCGCATCAGCGGGCCGTTCCTACAACGTGGTGAAGGATATGTTCGGCGACAGCACAGGGAACGCTTCGGCAAGAGTTGTTTCTTACTACCCCGAAGGCTCGGTGATTCGCGATAAGCAAGGTATCGGGCTGGACAAAGTGACGGCGTTCAGCGTTACGCAGGATGGCGGCCCCGGCGACCTGCTGGAACTCAGCGCAGGATTCGACCAGAGCGGCACGTCCGACTTCATCACCGGGGTTATCGGCACAACCTACACGGCGAACACAACGAGCGCAGCGGCGACGATGGGGCCATCATCTACGGCTGGCGGGCGATATTATCTCCACATTCTGAATGCCTCAATGTCTGGTGGCAACGAGGAATTCGATTTTCTCATTCAACATGCGTCGGCTACTAATCAGACATACATCACGGCTACCGGCGCATCGCTTACAGTCGCCAGCGCGCAATCGAATGGCACAGTATTTACTTCGTCCGGGCAACTTCGGGCGTTTGTACGGGTAGTGGTAACACGCGATGCAAGTTCAGGCTCGGTTGAGTTTGTGCTTGGGGCGTACAGGGTCTAAAGGAGGCTCAATATGGCTGCGGGAGCAGTAGTTCTCAAAGGGTCGGCAGCGGAGATTGCCTTCGTAAACTCGGTTGCTACGGCCACAACCAATCTCACTTCGCTGTGGGTTAGCGGACACCCCGGTGTTTCATACGACACAGTGGACGTTGTAGCGATGGGCGACGCAGGACACCGGAACAGGCAGGGCTTGGAGACAGCCGATTTAAGTTTCAGTTTCCTCTACTCATCGGGGGCGGTGGAGTCGTACAGCGTGATGGCATCTCTATATGCCGCAGCGTCGGCGCGCAACATCGTTTACTCGCCAGATGGTACGTCCAGCGGAAGCCCGAAGTGGCTCATCCCTGCGCGACTGTTTGAGATGAGTTTTGATGGCTCGCCGGGTGACGTGCAGACGGTCAACGTGACATTCCAGATTGATGGAACTTCAACGCTGACCGCATACTAATCCCCTTATTTCAGGGCAAAAGTGGGTGGTGGCCCTGTGCCAGTCTCCCGGTACGGCGATTTCAGTCGGTGAGTCGCCCGCCACCCACACAACCGACAGACCTATTGAGGGAGAAGAAAATGGCAAAGGCCAAAGATGGATACAAGCCGCTGTTCGGGTTCAGGCAACTACCGCTGGACGCTGACCGTTTTGCTCTGGATGAGCCGGGCTGGGTGCAGATACCAACACGCATCACGGTGGGCATGACGCAGCGGATGGGCAAGTTAGATGAAACGGATGCGACTGGCTTCATGCGGCTGATTGTGAAGGGCTGGGCAATAAAGGCTGACGGTATCGGATTGCCTTATAACGATGAGGGTTTCGATTCTCTGCCGATTGACATCGTTACGTACATCACAGAAGAAACCAATACCCCTTTAGAAGCGGCGGCGGCCACGACTTCGCAGAGCGGCTGAGGGTAGCGCAAAAAAAAGCATCAATATCCTCGGACAATCTGCCCGCAGACCAGGATGATTATGGGGTCATCTACGAGGCCAATATAATCCAGGTGGCCTTAGAGATGGGCCAAACGCCAGAATGGATAAAAGAGAACATGAGCCAGGAAGATTTCGACAACATTCTTGGATGGTGGTCGTACCAGGCTGGCGAACAGAAGAAGGCGATGGCAGCAGCAAAAACAAATAGCGGGGCGGCTAGAGAAAGGCCCAGGCCGCGCACGATGGGTGATGCGTAATGGC